TTGCAGCATAAGCATAGGAGCTTCTATGTCTCCTTTCGCTGTGTAATCAAAAATACATTCAATTCTGCCGCTGCCACTAATTAATCCTGCGCTATGCTGTTGTTTATACTTGTCAGAAAGAACTGTTAAATCAACTGAATCGCGAGAGGTGTTAAATTCGTAGCGCGATACGTTGCCAAGTAAATTAAATTTTGAATCTCGTACACTAATAATTGCTTGAATAGGGTCGCCAGTAAAGGTTTGTAAATTAATTTCGTTAGGTCTATTGTTATTTATCGAGTCCTCAAAACTAGAAAACAGCCTTAGTCCACCGGCTTGGTTAACGTTAACGTAAGCACTAAAAGTGTTTTCAATTGCTGCACTGCTCCAGTTTGACGCTGGAACAAACGCAAGTCCACGACTGTCTGTTGTTGATATATCAATGCGATCTCCAGTAACTATATTGTCAGCAGCATCGTCAACGCCGATACGCTCCAAAGTTATGTTAACGTCGTCCGGGCTTATCGAGGCTTCAATGCTTCCAAGAAAAGCATCAGTGCCTCGGCGCAATCGAACGTTGCCATAGTTACCAAGGTAAAAAGCCATTAACTAATTACTCGGTCAAATTCACCATCAACAGTGAAATTAATAGGCACTACAGTTAGCTCACCCGTGCTAACAGATATGCTTGCAGAGGTTATGTATGCGTTGAATTTAATATCATTGGCCTCGCTAGAAACTCCTCCAGCAACGTTTAGCTCAAGACTTACTCTGTCACCTGTATTGACTTGGCTGGTCTTCATAATCTTTGATAACAACTCTGTAAATTGCGTCAAAGACGTAGCCTCTCCGCTTTCAAGGCGGTAATACATTAGTGTTGCGCTACCAGTCGCGCCTTTGACACCTGGAACAAACGTATTAACACCACTGTCGATCGTATTGGTGCTGAGCAGTTCAACGGTCGTCTCTAGTGACCAATCACGGATTTTTGCGACAGGCTTGCTGTTGAAAACAAGAGAGCCGGTGCGGCCAGTAAAGAATGCCATTGGCTTGGCCTAAACATTGCTGTTATCTTAGCTCACCTCAAACTTGCTGCTACGAAAGTCTGCGATATGGGCTCGCATAGCACCGCCTTCTTCAAAACAAGGGTACTCAACCGCTTTTACGCTTAACTCACCGTCTGCTTCAATTGCTAACTCAGTAACCCTAAAAACACGTTTACTTGGTTTTTCGCTACCCATTACAAACATCCAACCTTCATAACCGCTCAAAGAACTGGCTGTACTCAACTTGTCGGGAGAAGTCGTAACACTAACATCACTCTTAGGTTCTACCTTGCCAGTTCTAGGTTCATAAAGCAAGAAACTAAAGTCATCCCGTTCAATGTCTTGATGATCTTTTAATGGTGAGTTTAACTGTCCATTTTCCATAATAATTCCAGACGAATATTTATCCCAAGTTTTAAGACCTACGTCTACATAAATAAACGCTCCAGGCTCTAACCCCGCTTCAGAAGGCAGTGTTCGAAACTCAATTGCTTTTTTTACGTGGTGACGTTGGTTGCAAATTAATTTTGCAAACATAATTGCTTGCTCTTTTTGAGTCACGAACTGACTCAAATCAAACGTTTCCCTAACAGCATCACTTGCTGCATCTTTGCGCCGTACGGTTACGCTTCTATTTCTATTAAATACTTCTTCTTGATTAAATTCTCTGTAAACAACAGAAGCGATCAAGTCTTCAGTGCCTGCTCCATAGTCTAAAAATTCTTCTTTATAAGAGTTTTCTAGAATGTTACCAGTGGTAAATAGGGCCGAAACAGTTACGTCTACGGGTAATCCATCAGGGAAACTGGCTACACCAGCATCAGTGACAGGTAGCGCAGGAACGAGAGTGTCTTTACCGTTTTTCCGTGCCAATTCAAGCAAGCTGAACGGAGCGGCATTGATCCAAAACTCACGCCACGAACCTGCATCAGCAATAATGCCGTCCATAAATAAATTTTTTCTGCCTTCGGTATCGTCTTGCCTAGGAAGATTATTGTTTTGACAAAACTTTTTGGCTAAAACAAGGCTTTCTACATCAATATTTGCGGCCTCAATGTACTTGCCGACTCCGTTCACTTCGTCAAGCAACGTGTCAACAAAAATGTCAGGCGCAAAGCTTGTTGAGTCATTGCTGGTAGACAAAGAAGTTGAGCTTGTATTAACTATGTGACAATTTTTTCCTTTTCTTACTAAGGCGCTAACACTCCTAAGATCTTGCAATCCTCGATTTGCGTAAACACCTATAGCCATCATTGTTAAATTTCCGTACTTATTAAAAATTGAATTATTTCTTGCAAACTGTTGTTCTGTTACAGCTGTCAATGCTATTTCTGGGCCTGACTCGTGGCTGAATTGAATATTAGTGTCTGAATTAACAGAAAACATGTCCCACTCGTTTGTGTCAACAGGACCTCTCTCGTCCTCGTCCGGGAAATATCCAATTAATTCGTTTGCAGCGACTGTCCTGCCTGACCAAGACACTTTAGTTTGATCGTCAATATTAAATATTTGAGGCTTCTCCCCGGTGTCCTCAAGAAACCCATAGCTAGTAAAAGGACGAATTTTGTTTTCTGCACTCACGTCATACACTGCCTCAAATTCAAATGACCACTTGCTAGATGGTTGCTGATTCGTTCCACTAGAACCCTTAAAACGAATCTGTGTGTAGAAATCAGACTCACTGCCCCGTCTTACGGCAAAAACAATGCCAACTGGTTCTTTTTTGCCTCCTTGTTTTTTGTAAAACATACGGAAAAAAGCCATACGACTTTTGACTCCATTGTCAGAGTTTCTATAACCATCAGGTGCGTCTTCCTCGCCATATTCTTTTTGTCTTCCTGAAATTCTTCTAAAAAGTTTAATTTTTAGTGAAAAATTTACTGTATCAATTTCGCTTAAAGTTTCGTACGATGCTTTTTCTGCTTTGACTAAACATTTTGAGAAGAACGTATTGTCAAAACTTATTTCGTAATCTTTCCAGTCCTTGATAAGTTGGTTAAATAATTCAAGGTCTGCTTGTTTCTCTTTTATTATTGCGTTTATTTTTTGTTTTACTGCTTGCTTGCCGACAGGGTCTTCCTGGTTTTTGCTAGGCAACTGCTCAATAATCGAGTCAATGTAATTAATGTCACTTTTAATTATATTTATTGCCTGGGCGTGCATTTCGTCAAAATTTCTTTTAAGTCTTTTGTCAACGTCATTTCTAAAATCTTCTAGCGCTTCTTCTGCGTCTTCAAGTCTGTCAAAAAGGCCAAGAGTCAGGCTGGAATCTTTATTTAGCAACCCCTGAGTACGAGTTTCAGAATTGCCTGCGATCAAGTCATAGTTAGTTCCGTCAACGTTTATTTTCTGTTTAATTTTTGTCTTTACTGGGTTAATTTTGGCAATTTCATCTTGAATTTTTTTTCGGTCTTTTTTCTTGTTTTTAACTTTTTCTCTTTTGTTTGTTAGCTTATCGTCTTTTAAAAACGGTTTTTCTTTGGTTTCGTCTACAATTCCGTTAAAATTAAAAAAATGCCAGTCCCTATGGCGGTCAATATAAATAAAAGTAAATAAAATTATATCATTATCATTTCCTCTGTAAGGGATACTCTTGCCCATAATTCGCTTGTCATACGAATCAAACCTGATATTCCTAAAGTCTCTGTCAAGAGCTTTTACCGTACGCCCATCAATTTTATTAAAAAGTTTGTTTTGTCCCGATTGAGAGTTTTCGTTTGGATCTCTTCCATAATAACCAACATTGAAACCATTATTGCCCCAAGGAATATCTTCGTCGAACACCCCGTCTCTAATATCATCAATTAAAGCTTTTAGGCTGTCCTTGGCATTGCGAAGCTCTATCTTGACTGCACTAACGTTGATTTTTGTATCGTCAACTAAATCAGCTTTTAACTCTTTAGAAAAATCAATAGATCCAGCGCGATCTATTGTTATCGTTCTTTTTGCCAGAGGATAAGTGCTGTTAGGTATTGCTGTACCGTTATCATCCACCAAATTAAGCTCTGGAGTCCAAGTTACCGCTTCCGGTAAACTGTATAAAACTCTTAAAGAAGGACTATCGCTTATTATAGAAAAAGTGTCTGTAATATTTCCTTCATCACTTAAAGTATGCTTTACTTCAACGGTTTCAAAAATTACATTGCCTTCTGAATCAACTTTTCCCGTATTTTGCTGAGTAGTTTTTCTTGTGTTGGAAAGAATGTTAATAGCATTTTTAATTTGTTTCTTTAAATCGTCATTTTCTGTCCTAGGTTTTACTGTGTCATAGTTTGTGCTTGGTCGCGCTCCTCTTTCAATGCACTCAAAAATTACTTTTACGTCTCCTTCTTCAATATTTCTGTTGTTGGCGTCAGAGTATCTTGTAAACCTAAATTTTGCCGATCCTAAGACGTAAGTGCTGCTAAAATCTAAAGATTCAAGCATTTGACGACGCATATCAATAGCTGTTCTACCTGGATCTTTATCGCCTTCAATAGAAGATGTTTCTGTTGCTCTGGTAAATAACAGCTCAATTTCATCGCCTTCTTCAAAAATTCCTTCATTTGCATTGTTTCTCCAGGTACCGTCCTGTTCATACCCAGTAAGGCTTATTAGAATATTTGATTTCTCTACGTCTCCGTCTTTGTCCCTGGTTAACACATCAACATTAACAGGAATAACATCAAATACTCCAAGGCTCGTCGACGTTGTTGGTGTATAAGCTTGGCTAAATCCTTGTTCTTTATTGCCATGAAAAGCAATAATACAAGCGGGATCGTTATCTTTATTAGGCGTTAAACGACTAGGAAAAAAAGCATTTTTTTTGTGCCCAGACCGAAGATCTTCAAATAATGGAATTCCAGATTCTCCGTTTGACTTAGAAAAAATAAAGGAGCTACCCTTGTCAAAACTTGATAAGTCTTTTTGTCCAAATGCAATTTTTTCAAAATCTATTTTTTTAAGTTTTGACGCTCCAATGGCTAGTATGAGTTGCATGAACTGCGACGAGCCAAAATTTTCGATTGAAGACCAAACCAAAGATCCGTTAACTCTTACACTGCCTGAAGGGTTTTGCTCTGAGTTTGTATAAACAAGGTTTACTGGATCTCCATATTTAGCAAGATCTTGTGCGCTATTAAATCCAAAACTTGGTGCAAATCTTTGCTGTCTATTTTTTCTTCTTCCTCCATCAGGAATTTCAGGCTTAGGCGCTAGAAGTGCCGCACCAACCTGGAACAAAACCCCGATAATTGTTAGCACTAAAGCTTGAGTTCCTGGATCAGCAGCTCTAATATCTAGTGCCGTTCCAACCTTTGGATCTTTATAGTCCTGCTGTATCGCAACAAAGTTTAGGTACTCTTCTTTTGTCACACCTAGCGCTTCGATTAGCTGGTGCTCGTAGGGGAGAAGCTTACGCATCAGTCAATCCAGAAGTAGTAAGCAGACACACGCGGCAGTGGAATGCGAATAACCCGTTTGCCAGGCGCAATCAAGATGACGCTGCCATCAACAACGCTACCCAGTGCTGGGCTTGTTGGATCAGCCAGCAAAGCTACCGCTCCATGTTCCGGTAGTGTAAGTCGTCTTCCGGTCTGAAGTAACCACTTCGCAAGACGAATTGGCTTAAACGTATCCTGCGTGTAAGAGTCGTAAGCCCACTCAAACTTGCTGGAGTAATCGCTTAGGCCTAAACGCTTGCGAATCTCGCATACAAGCTGGAAGCAGTCTGTGTAGCCACTGCCATCAGCAAAGGAAGCGCCCCACTGGTACTGCAACCCAATCAAGTCATTCATCGCAATGACAAAGAGGAATCTAACGGCAAGATGCCCACATTCTCTTCGTTCAACTGTTGTGCTGGAAAGTTAGACGCAACCGCATCAACGGCAGTATTGAAACGCAACTCAATTGTACTTTCACTAAAACTCGCTCCAATGCCAATATAAATTTCTTTAGAAATTAAAGATCCTACTTGCTCATTTGAAGTAATAAAATTTGTAGTCAATGTAAGTTGACTTTTTCTGTTGCCGCTGCCTTTTTCTACAAGTTTAATTGCGTATTTAGTTGCAGGAAATAATACTTGAATTTGAGAATTGTCACCTCCTAGCGCTGACACACTTCCTTCTACTTGAAATGGTGCAAAATCGTTGCGTTCTGTGTAATAGTTTTGATAAACGTGGGAATCGCCACTTGAATCAACCAAGCTAAACGTCTGAATAATGCGAAACTCATTACTCATGCTTGAATTTCTCCAACAAGGCTTACCGTTACCGTACTTATGTCGGACTGTACGCTTTTGACTTCAGGCGGTTTTGCATACCTCCACTTTACATTGCTTGGTGATTTAATTCGATTTTTGACGTCCTCGCCTATCCCTACAAAAGTTGTGTTGTAAATAGCAAAAGTTTCAAAAGTACCGTTGACCTCTTCGTAGTGATTTAAAATATCATTAGTTGTTCCCGATTCAAACCGAAATTCTCTGGTGTCTGAAATGTTTTCAAAAGTAAGATCTAGCGTGTAACCAGTTTTTTTGTTGCCATAAGCTCGTCTAAATACCGCACCAGATAAAGACGTATATGTAGTGCTTGGGATGTCGCCCATTTTAAAACGACGGGTTGTTGGCCTTATCTGAGGAAAATTAGGTGCAGCCATTAGCGGATACCTACCCTGGAGCGTGTACGGGGGCTGTTCTGCATCTTATCTAATGTCATGCTCATACCCTGCTTTGCACCGTCGCTAGCAGC